GTGGAAAGGATGCATAAGAATGTTGTGTTCTGCCTGGAAAACAAGCATGTAGTTGAAAGTTCCCGAAATCCCCAGAGGCATCGCATCAGAGAAGGATCCCTGACCGAAGGGATAGACCAGAAACACTGCGCTAGCAGCAGCAACGGGTGCAGAGTAGGCAACACAAATCCAAGGACGCATACCCAGTCGGTAAGACAATTCCCATTCACGACCCATGTAAGCATAAATGCCAATCAGAAAGTGGAAGACCACCAGTTGGAATGGTCCGCCATTATATAGCCACTCATCAAGAGAGGCAGCTTCCCAGATAGGATAGAAGTGAAGTCCGATAGCGTTGCTGGAAGGAATAACAGCACCAGAGATGATGTTATTACCGTACATTAGAGAACCAGCAACAGGTTCACGGATACCGTCGATATCGACAGGAGGAGCAGCGATAAACGCAACGATGAAACAGATAGTAGCAGCGAGAAGAGTAGGGATCATCAGGGTTCCGAACCAACCAACATAAAGGCGGTTATCGGTACTGGTGACCCACTCGCAGAACTGTTCCCACGTATTGCTTTGTCGCTGTTGAGCGAGAGTAGCAGTCATAGTTAGTAAGACAGTAAGGTTTACATGTAAGAAAACATTTGTAACGAATTATGAGAGATCCGTAACATTTGTTTACCTATTTATTATAACCCCTGCCCCTCAGACCTGTCAAGCCCCAAAGTCAGGTATTTTTACCTAAAAAAAATGGGGCATCCTCTGTGAGTTGGCAGAGGACGCCCCAGCGGCGACGATATTTGATTTATTTATCACCACACTCCAGGGATTAGCTGCCCAGTGGTGAAGTAAGTGCCAACAGCAATTACAAAACCAAGCATAGCCAGACGAGCATTGAGGATCTCTGCCTCGGGGGTAAATCCAAATTTCATTTTAGTTCTCCTTCGTATAAGTGTTTTTGAGGTATTCAAGTACATTCTCTGGACTGCTCACAGAGTAAGGGTCAATCGGACAATTTCCGACTTTTCCAGGTTCTTCGAACATCATTTCAATTTCACCATCATTCACAATCATAGCATAACGCCATGAACGATAACCAAATCCAAGATTACACTTGGCAACTGACATACCCATAGAATAGGTAAAGTCTCCACTACCATCAGGAATAGGTTTGACATTTTGAATGTCCTGTGATTTGAACCATGCGTTCATTACGAAGGCATCATTCACAGACAGACACCACACTTCATCAATACCAAGTGCCTTGAATTCGTTGAATGCTAGATCATAACCAGGCAGTTGAAAAGTGCTACAGGTAGGAGTGAATGCTCCAGGCAGAGCAAACACAACCACACGTTTTTGATCAAAGATTTCAGATGTAGTAAGGTTATACCAATCATAGTCACCATTGTAGCAAGGGCGACGGTCTCTAAAAGATACTTCAGGTACTCGGGTCATGTTGTTGTTTCAGTTCAGGATTAAGGTTACAAATAAGTTTTTCTTTGATAGGTTTGATAACAATAAATTTGTCACTCTTGAGTGTGCCAGCAATCTTGACTTCCAGATCTTGTCCGTTAGTCCAAGCACCACTCTCTACCAATTCTTGAAGGGCAATACTGAGTTGCCCTAACATATCACCAGTTGTCATCACAGGTTTTCTTCTTGTTCGGTCAAGATCACACAGTCGCTAGTAGGATATGCCACACAAGTGAGCACCCAACCATCTTCCATTTGGTCATCATCAAGATATGATTGCTCTGAATTGTCTACACTACCACTGATCAGTTTGCCAGCACAAGCAGAGCAAGCACCAGCACGGCAACTGGAAGGTAGATCAACGCCAGCTTCTTCAGCAGCGTCGAGAATATATTGATCTTCAGGACATTGGATAGTCGTTTCGGATCCATCAGGGGTTTGAAGCGTAACGTTGTAAACAGTCATTAGTAAGTTTCGGTAACTTTCTCAATAGAATAGCACAGAAGCACAAGAAAGGCAACTGTTGTCAGGGTCCAAAAACCTTCAGTCATCAGAAGATGCCGAAGAAGAGTTTACCTGTGAGAGCATAAGAAAGAGCACCAGCAACAATGCCGACCATAGCCCAGCGTCCATTATATTTCTCCTTTACTTGGTTGGGAGTATCCATCCCGTAGTTTTCGTAGTACATAGTAGGTTCTTGCGCCCACATATTCTGTTGCCCACGATCATTGGTAGTAACAGTCATTTCGTTTTGTAACGATTTACAACAATAGTATATAGGAAATGTAAAGGAATGTCAAGCTCCTTGTCGGGATAAATAAATATGGTCTCAAATAATACAGAACAATGAAAAGATCACTTTTACTCTTTTCGTTATTCTTTGTTACTCCTGTAAGTGCTGCTGAAATTACATCTAGAATTACTGACTCTGTTCAACTAAACGTTCAGGGTGCTGCGGTACAATCAACTCGAATTGGAGCTTCATATTCTGCTTCTGGTACAAACGTTCAAGCAACCTCCTTTGGTGGAGTAAATGGTGCTGGAACTTATGATATCAATACAGCAGGTCAAGCATTTAGTTTCTCAGAAAGCTTCAATGCTGCAGATACACCAGTCACTACTCAGTCCGTTAACGGTGGAGTTATTGCTTCTCCCAACCTTTATGGAGATAGTGTTACTCAGTTAGCAGGGGACAAGGGTTCTCTTGCTGGTACATTATCACCTACTGGTGTTCCTACTGTAACTGCTGGTGGTGCTGGAACTACCGCAACTGCACAACGTAGTATTGAACTGAGCGTATTCAAATGAGATATATCCTAGCAGGTTTATTCCTGCTAGGGTTTTCTTCACCTGCCCTAGCAGAAAGTGTTGTGCCTAATTTCACTAGGGGCACAATCAATGCGACCACAGAATCAACAACAAAAGTAATAGAAACAATTCGTCAAGTTGAATATACAACTGGCACATCATATACTGTGACTGGAACTAATATTAACATTCCTGGCACTCCTCAACAAGGAGCAAACTATAGTATCATGAACCAAGGTGCTCCATTCCAGTTCAGTGAAACTTACCTCGGACCTGGAATGGCTAAAGAAACATGGATAGATCGCAGCACAGAAACACAATCAACTACTACATCAATCTCTGTATTTACGCAGTAGTATTGTCTGGTAGTGCGTTTGCTCAGAGTACTCCTGCTCCATCTAATACTAACATTGCTGGTCCGAGTGCGAGTGCTACAGGAAACGTTACCAATCAGGCAGTTCAAGTCTTACAGGGTCCATACGCATTGAATACTTATGGAGGTGGAGTGAGTTGTCAAGGGGCAACATTTTCTCTATCTCCATTCGTATTGCAAAGTGGAAATGCTAGTGATGATCCAGAGACATTTCCTTCCAGAAATCATAACTGGGGCATCTCTGCTGGTATCAACGTACCTTTAGATGGAATGCTAATGGAGCTTTGTAAGTCAAGAGCAAAGGTAGAAATAGATAGACAAAAAGCAGAAACAGATAAGGCAAGACTTGATTTTGAATTAGTCAGACTATTGAAGTGTGGCGAAGCAATCAAATCTGGTGTTACATTTCATCCAGACAGTCCATACTATAAGATATGTGCCGACGTAGTTGTGAGGTATCCAAATGGATCTCATACCGCCAATAAGTAATGCCAACGGAATTGCCAATATATCAAACAATGCCAATGGAATACCAAAAATTGGCATTGGTGGTCCATCTATTATCCCAACAATAGATCCTCCAGTTGTTAGGTCAACAGAGGTTCCAGTTGTTCGTGGTTTGGCATTACCTGTATTTCAAGCTCCAGATACATCAATCAAGTATCCAGTCATCAATGTTCCTACACAGGAAGAGTTTGATGCTGCTGCAAGAGCAGATAAACAAAAAGAACAAGAGCAGAAGGAGGAAAAATCTAGAGGACTTCCAGATCCTAAACCAGTAGATCTACCCCCCTCTATTCAACAGGTAATACCGCAACCTACAACTCCCCAAATAGAGGTTCCAACAGAACCTATAACTCCTGCATTTACAGTTGCTGGGTTGAAGATCGATCTACCAGACCCATCCCTAATCGCCACAGCGGGTTCTGTGGCAGTTGTAACGACTGCTGCTACCATGGCTGCTACAACGGTCTTCAATACCCTCAAGAACGCTGCTGAGCCACTTATAAAAGAAGCAACCAAAAGCAAATTCAAACTCAAGATCAAACATGTTAAACCAGTTCTACATTATGTGATGGCAGAGAGTGGACACATAGATGTGTTTGAATACTCTGATACTGGAACAAAACTTGTAGATCAAGTAGAGAATGTAGAGCAGTATATTCGTGATCAAGTTGAAATCAATGCTCTCTATGAGATTGATAACAAGATCATTATTGATGATGTGATCTCAGAAAAATTTACAAAAGAAGGGCAAAAGAGATTTAAACCTCTATTTGCCCCTGCCAAAAAGATTGCTAAAAAACTATCTGCAAAGTTCTCAATCTGAAAATTTATCCACAACCCAAGAGAATATAACTACTGGAAGATATACTACAAGATTGTATAACATATCAACAAATATGTTATCTTTCTCTTCCTTACGCTTATCCTTCGCTGGTGCTTGTGCCATCTACCACTTCCAGAATTATAGTATATAGACCACTCTGGTTAGCATGTTTCATCGCTTGGTCTTGAGTTGCAAACAAACGTGCCTTCTCTTTATCCTTTGTCCATTTGGGACTGTCATTTACGTTGTCTTGGAAGTAATCCCAGGTTCCAGCAAACCCTTCTCTCTTAGCAATATACATCAGAACAATTTGATAGGTAGTTTGATAGGTAGTTTTTCTTGAATTTCTTTGACACCTTTAGGCATAACTGCCTCGATGATCTCACGCTTTGCTTGCTCGATTAGAGTTTCTCTATTCATGTAAGCATAAACTCCAGCGCCTACAGCAGTTGCACTCAATACAAATGAGGCAACTGCTAATGCATTAAATACTTTTTGCATCATGCTCCTGTGCGAGGTTGTACGAAACCTTCCTCAAGTGCTTCAACTCTTTCTTCAAGAGATGCTGCAACTTCTTCTACTACTGGTTCAACAGGTGGAGCTTCTACAACTTCCTCTCTCTTAGGTTCTTCTTTCTTTTCGTCTTCCTCATCACCGCCTTTCTTCATAGTGTTGATACCAAATGTCGCAGCAGAGGCGGTAAAAACAGTTGCAATAAATGTTGGATCCATCTTTGATAGAGTGCCAGCATAGCTTGCAGTTAGAAGAGCCGCAGACCAACCCAAAATACATATACGAATTAGTTGTCCCATAGCATTTTCGTTTTTCTTATTAGTCATTGGTCCGTGTGATGTGGTCCGTAATATTTATTACGTGTTCGATTTTAATATAAAAATTGTTCTAT